ATATAGCGAATAGTTCTAACCTCACAATCCCTTATGCTATACTACCCTCGTTGATCAACAATCGAACACGAGGGTATTCCTAATGACCGCAGCAACAACTCAGAAAGGCGCGAAGCTGTACATCGCTGTTGGCGTGGGCGGCCTTGCCGAACCGCAAAACTCCGACCTGACCCAGACCCAATACGAAGCGCTCACTTGGCTTGAAGTCAAGGGCGTCGGCGACTTCGGTCAGACCGGCACCGAGCAGAACACCGTCAGCTATGACGAGCTGGCCGCCACCGTTACCCAGAAGGGCAAGGGCATTGCAAACGCTGGCGATCCTACCATTGAATGCCGCCGTATTGGTGATGACCCTGGCCAGATTGAAATGCGAGCCTGCGCAGCCGTCACCAACATGAACAACTATGCGTTCAAGTATGAGCTGGCCAACACGCTCGGCACCAACGGCACTATCCGTTACAACCGTGGCATCGTGACTGGCCCAATTCACCCGAACGGTGGCAACGAGGACTTTGACCTTGAGAACTACAATTTGGGCCTGAACCAAGAGCAAATCGTTGTTGAGGCTGCGTAATGGATCTTTCCAGCATCAAGCCAATCGAGAAGCGGTACAACGTACAGCATCCGGCAACCGGAGAGGAAACAGGGATGATCCTCGTCTTGGCCTGCACTCATGATGAGCGCGTGAAGCGATCCATGCGGGCGGTTAACGATGAAATCCGCGAGGCTGGCAAGGATATGTCAGCAGCCGAGCAGCAGAAGTTTGACGATGCTCTGGCAGCGGCTTATATCGTTGATGTGGAGTTCACGGGTGACGCCGAGTGGAAAGGCGACAAGCCGAAGTATTCCGCAGAACTGGCCAAGGAAATCTGCGCGCTTCCGGCCCTCAAGGAACAGGTGTTGTTTGAAGTCCGGCGCACAAAGGATTTTTATCAAGCCTGAGCCGTGACCTGTGCCGAGCTTTAGAGAATGAGGCAAGGTACGACACGCCAGATCGCCACGGGGAGACGCGCCGAGAACGTAACGAGCGTTTTGGCGTAGACTCCCCACGGATCAGGCCACCAGAGACGGGGCGGTATTTGTGGGAGTGGTACGCAGACGCCGCAGCCACACGCAGAGTTGACGAGGGATTGCCGCAACTGTTAACGCCAGTTGAGTGGCAGGCATGGGCGGACATACGGGGCGAACTGGTACGGCGGGAAGAGTTCGGCGTACTGATGGAAATGGATAGAGCCTTTGTTTATGCGCTGCGTAAAGAGATACATGATCAGCGGCAACGTGAAACCCCGCAACAGAAATGAGGTAAGTGATGGCTACTGACGTTGCAAGGCTGGCGATTGAAGTTCAGGCAAAGGGAGCCAAAGTTGCCAAGAAAGAGCTAGACGGTTTATCCGCAAGCTCTACCCGTGCGCAGAAGTCATCTAAGGCGTACAGCCAAGCATCCGAACAGATGAGCAAGTCTAGCTTTCTTGCCTCTAATGGCTTGCGCCAAACCTCGATGCAATTGTCTCAGGTTGCACAGCAGACCTCCGCAACAGGTAACTTCATTCAATCTCTTGCAATTCAGTTGCCAGACTTGGCGCTTGCCCTTGGCCCTGTTGGCATTCTTTTGGGCGCGGCGGCTGGCGGGCTGCTTTCCTATGCGTCTGCGGCATGGAGCGCAGAAGAGAATAGCGAAACCCTTGCAGACACAATTGACCAGCTAAGTGGAAGGCTAACCGAGGCAAAGGATGGCACGCGACTACTCTCCGAAGAGATGCGAGAGCTTGCAAAAATAAGCAAAGACGCAGCCAGAATCGAGTTGATTGTTGATGCTCAGAAAGCAAGAAGCAGCGCGATTACCGCAGCAAACGCCGTTATTGACACTTTCGAGTCAGTGGCTGGCGATAATCCGCTGTTGCCTGACACTATATATTCAGACCGCCTTGGCGAAATTAGCGATACGCTAAATATTACAAGGGAAGATGCTCAAGCTCTCGCTGATGCATTGCCAAGAACCGCCGACAGGTCTCAGGAAGCATATCAGGACTTGCTTGGCGTTGTCGCCCAATTAGCCGACAAGTACGGCTCAAGCAGCCGCCAAGTTCTTGAGCTTGCCGAGGCGCTGAACAAGTCTGGGGTTCAGGCTATCAGGGCTATCAGAACTGAGGAAGACCTACAGGAGGCGCTGGCAGAAACCGACAAGCTTCTTGAAAGATCGAAGACTGGCGCGGATGGAAAGACAACGGCATATGAAGAACTTTACGATGCCGGGCAACAAGTAAAGCAACAAATTGACGCGCTCAATGCTTCGCTTGAATTTCAGGTTCAAACATACGGAGATTCCGAGCGTGCAATTGCCCTAGCAAAGATCGAGCAACTTGCCAAAAACGGAGCTGATGCCGAGGCTATTCGGCAGGCCAAAATATTGACCAATCAGCTTTATGACAGAATTGAAGCCGAGGAAGCCGCCAAAGAGGCAGAGAAATCAAGGCTAGAACTTGAAAAGATGATGTCTAGGGATCTGGCCCAGCTAGACCCCGCTGGCGCCGAGTTCAACCGCTACGCAGACCAGATCGACCGCATTGAAGAATACAACATCTCAGCCGCTGAAAAGGAACGGTTGCGGGAGGAGGCGTTCTGGCAGCATCAGCAGAAGATGCAGCAGATTGCCGAAACCGGAAACCAGAATTACGCCGATTACGCTCAAGTCAGAGAGCGACTTGACATGCAAATCCTCTCATCTGCAACTCAGATGGCGGGCAATATCGCAGGCGCTATCGGCAGCATGGTTGGTGAACAGTCTGACGCTTATAGGGTTGCATTTCTTGCGCAACAAGGTTTTGCGCTTGCAACATCAATTATCAATACACAGATGGCAGCGGTTGCAGCCTTGGCACCGCCACCTATTGGTCTAGGCCCTGTTGCTGGCGCGCCTTATGCTGCGGCGATTGAAGCTTTGGGTGCGGCCAATATCGGCGTTATCGCTGGGCAGACGCTAACCGGCTTGGCGGGAACCTTTGAAGGCTCCTACCTAGGCGGCGGCTACACAGGCTCAGGCTCACGCACAGGTGGTATCGATGGCAAAGGCGGATTCCCCGCTATCCTGCACCCTGACGAGACGGTGATTGACCATAAGATGGGTGGCAGCACGACCAACAGTAGCAACGTTAATCAAACCATCGTCATGAACGTGTCTGGCGACGTAACCGCAAGAACACGGCAAGAGATATTGAAAGCTATGCCGATGATCAGGCAGCAGGCGCGCCAGTCGGTGCTTCAGGCAACTCAAGAGGGCGGCGCTATGTCTAGGGCTGTAGGACGGAGATCATAAATGGCCGTACTGGATTTTCCAAACATACCTAAGCCAGACGCGGAAAGCTGGACGCTGACGTTTAACACACAGACATTTACCAGCGATCTGAACGGAGCAATCCAGACTGCCGAACTTCCAGGTGCAAAATGGTCAGGTACGCTCACCTACACGAACCGGCAAGGAATTGATGCCCGAAGGCTCAGGGGCTTTCTGGCGGCTAATCGTGGCCGAGCTGGGCGGTTCTGGATTACGCCAGCGGATGCTGTGTTAGAGGGCTCAGCTACACAGAATGGCATTGTAGGTGGCGGGGCATCATTGGTTTTGGACTTCGCAGGCGAGGTTTACAGCCAAAACGATTGGGACGCATATAACGCACCGGCAGGCGTTACAGAGATTCAGGCGTCTGGCTTTGGCGGCGCAGGCGAGCCCGCCCTATATGCCGGTGATTATTTCGAGGTAAATGGAGAGCTGAAAATCTGCACCGAGGACTATGATGGCAGCACGATTAAGTTTTCTCCGCCCTTGCGCGCTGGCGTAAGCTATGGCCAGACTGTGCGCGTAATCAATCCTCGCGTTAGAGTCATGCTCACCAACGACGATCAAGCAAGCTGGTCGGTATCGGCTCCGGTTATCTATGGCGTGACGTTTGAGGTTGTGGAGGCATTGGATATATGAGGGATATACCGCAGAGCATTATTGATGCGCTGGAGTCTCGCGTTTTCCGACCCCTGTTCCTGGTGGAGATCGACTTCGATACGCCGCTTCGTTTTTCCAGTGCCTACGTTAACATCAACGTTCAGGGCGTGGATTATTTCGGCGGCGGCAACTTCGGCAGCATAACCAGCGCCAAGGAAAATAGCGATCTTGAGCCCAACCAAGTTGAGATCACTTTAGCAGGAATATCGGACGCATCCTTAGCAGCCGTTGGCTCAAGCAACTACATCAACCGAGATGTGCGAATCAAGGTTGCTATGCTCGACGAGCAAGGGCAGGTAATAAATGACGAGACGATGAACTACTTTATCGGCAAGACCGACGAGGTAAAATACAAATACGGCAAGACTAGCTTTATCACGATAATTGCCAGAGACCGTCTAGCAGACTGGAGCCGTCCCAGAGTAGAGCGAAATATGAATGCAGATCAGCAGGCCCGATATCCTGGCGATAAAGGCTTTGAGTTTGTCGGTCAAATTGCTGACAAGAAGATTATTTGGCCGAACGGGGAGTTCTTTGAATGAGCTTTTGG